TCAGAGCTTGCGCCACTGCTCGATGTCGTTCCGGTAGGTGTCGAGGTGCAGACGAACGAGATTCTCAATCAGCCCCGATGCGCTCATGCCCTTTCCTCCGAGGAAGCGGACAACCCTGTCAAGTTCGTCACGCACCGTCTCGCTGACGAACACGGGCTTGCGGTTGACAATCTTGGGAACTTGGAGATAAGTGGTGCGGTATTCTTCCAGTGACAGCTTGCGCTGCTTGCTGCTGACACGCTTCTGCGGCATTGCCGTTTCCCCGACCGCCTCACTTGACGGTTCATCCGCCATAGCGGTCTCCGTTTCTTCCGTGACGGTCTTGCCGGGCTGTTCCGGCTCATCCGGCTTCAGACCGATACGCCTGTAGATGTCATTCATCGACTTGGGAGTGTAGGATTCCCTGCGTCCCATCTTTTCCACGATTTCACGAGCCTGCTGCTCTGTAATGTTTGGTTCTCTCTTCATTGTAAAAAACAAATTGATTAAGTTATTAACTATGGTCTTGGTAAGCACCTCGACCGATTATCGGAAGCAAAGTAAGGTGCTTTAATGCAGTCAGTCAAGCACTTGGATTCTCTTAGGCAATTTTGTATGGTTTTGCTCTATGGCGGTTGACAAATTGGTGAGGACTTCACCGTTTTGCCGGATATATATGTCCGAAAGGGGAAATGCTCAATTACGGACGATTTTGAATTAAGCCCTTATTTGTGTTTCGTCTTCTACTCTAAAAACCGAAATTAAGGTGATGGCGATAATCTGTATCCCAGACAACCACTGCCACACCGACGCAACATGCTGCCAGTTTTGAAAAATCCATTGTAGGATAACAGATTATATATTCCTTTGCGGCAGAAGAAACAGTAACAACTAAAAGAAAGACAATATGGAAATCGTATCAATCGAGAGAAAGACCTTCGAGGAACTGGTCGCCAAGTTCGACCGCTTCGTCAGCCGGATGGATGCCATCTGCCATCGTCACGGCGAAAAGAAAATGAGCGAGTGGATGGACAATCAAGACGTGTGTCGGATGCTGAACATCAGCCCCCGAACCTTGCAGACGCTTCGGGACAACGGCACGTTGGCTTATTCGCAGATAAACCACAAGACCTATTACCGCCCCGAAGACGTGCAGCGCATCGTCTCCATTGTGGAGGACAGGCGAAAGGAAGCGAAGTTCAAAGGTAAGACTATATAAATACTGTATAGAGTAATAACAGCAATTCCACTAAATCCAGAGTAATATGAACGAACTGATTAACAAAGACAACAAGTGGATAATCCACTTCATGGGCAGTCTCGACCGTCTGCTGGACAACGTAGAGCATCTGACAGCCAACTACCGCCCGACACTGAACGGGGAGCGTTTCTTCACCGACAAGGAGGTGTCGGCACGGTTGAAGGTGAGCCGTCGGACACTTCAGGACTACCGTAACGAAGGACGGATAGCCTACATTCAGTTGGGCGGCAAAATCCTCTACCGTGAGTCCGACATCGAAAGGATGCTGGCTGACAGCTACCGTTCCGCCTACCGAATGACAACAACCTGATTTTCTTGAAGGAGCGCAGTTTGCCGTATGCCCATACTTGCGGCAGCAATGGAACTTCGTCAAAAAGAAAAAAAGGAACGGCTTACGTATGAAGTATCAATGTTTAGCCTCGTCTGTAAGCCGTTCATTCTCTTTCTTCTGATTTCCCGTCAGTCACTTGTTTCCGTTGCCGGATGCCCAAATGCGTGTGGCTGGCAGTGGCAAGGTTTTCGGGTGGAATACGCTCAAACCCGTTTGAGGAAGATTCCGCCCGAAACGGCTTTGCTGCCCGACCTTGCCAGTGCCGTCAAAGCCACACGTTACCTTTGCATCCGAGCATCGGGGACAGGTGGCTGACGGGATGAACCTCAACTATACCATAGGTTGCCATTCTTGCCATAGGAAACAAACAATGTGACCGGACTTCCTTTCTTGGTGGCGCAGATTTCATTCATCACAAACTGCCGAAACCGGATACTTTCTCTACTGCATATCCTGAATGCAATGGCTATAATCATTTCAAGATTATACACATCATAACTGATGCCGTCAGTTTGCTTGATATACTTCATCGTATCAGTCTCACTTAATTCCTTGTTCTTGTAGATTGCCCGTATCGCCTTGCGGATGTCGCACGAGAACACTCCGAACAAGTCGGCAATCTCAAACTTGGTCATCCATATGGTAGTAGTAGGAATAGACACTTCACCCGTTTCACTGATTGTTATTATTCTCCTATCCATTGTCATTTGATTTTAGTTCATTGCTTGATGCACACTCTTTTTTCCATCCGCTGTAATTTCCGCATTTGAATACCCGTGACGGCATACCGTCATTGGGTAAAGCGTATTTACCTTTGGTATTCTTGGACAGAACCGCCAAATCCTTACTCACTTTATGGTTCGTTATTTCGGCATATATCTGGGTAGTCCGAATGGAATGATGCCCCATCATCTTGCTGATGGTTTCTATCGGAACTCCGTTGCTCAGGCAAATCAAGGTCGCGAAACTGTGCCGGGCCTGGTAGAATGTCAAATGACACCCTAAATCACATTGTTCGGCTATAATTTTGAGGCTTCTGCACAGATTGCATGTCTGAGGAACGAAAAACAACTTTCCGTCCTTTCCTTCACCCTTGTATTTCTCAATGATGCGGAGAGGGATGTCAAGAAGTTTGATATGGCACTCCGCTTTGGTTTTCTGCCGTGCGATGTGAATCCATTTGGAACCGTCTTCTTTCGTAATGATGTTGTCTTCCGTCAGGTTTGCCAAGTCAGCCCTGCCGATGCCTGTGAATACCGAAAAGACAAACAGGTCGCGTGTGTGGCACAGGCGGTATGTGGGCAGTTTGGCATTGAGCAGTTTTTCAAACTGTTCCCTGTTCAGGTGGCGGTGGTTTACAGGCACTTTCTCAATCTTATGTCCTGCAAACGGGTCACGTTTCAGTATATGCTTCTTCAACGCCAGCCGTGTCATCTTGTGCAGCAGGATAAGGTAGTCATTATAGGCTGAAACTTTCAACCGCAGTACGGTAGAGAAATAGAATGTGAAGTCGGTCATGAAACTCATTGTCAGCGACCGCAACGGAATATCCTCCAAATCATACTTGTATTGCAAGAAATTGTATATGTGCTTGCGTGTGGTAAGATAGCGGACATAGGAATGCCTTGTCCTGTCGATGCCCACACGTTTGGCATATTCCTCGTTATGCTCGTCAAACAATGACAGCAACATTTCCTTGACCTCTGACTTTCCAGTGACGGCATTCTTGATGATTTCAGATGATACAAAGCCATAGGAATCCACGTTCTTCCTGTAGGCGGACTTCGCCTTTTCCTCCAAAGCCTCCAGCAATGAGTTCAGCCTGTTCAACTCATTTCTTTTTTCGCCGGTAATGCTTCCGGTCTTTCTTCCGTCTGTGAACGCCTTTCCCGCCTTTGCATCCCATAAGTCAGGCTCTATTTCAAGCCCGGTGAAATACTGGCTTATCTTCCCGTCAAGGGTGACACGTCCCATAATCGGGCATCTGCCGTTTTTCTTTACCTTCTGACGATTAATGTAGAACAACAGCTTGAATGTGCTTCGCATGGCTTATCCCTCCATTATTTTAGTTATGTACTCCCGTTGCTTCATGCTCGGATTGATTTTCCGTCGGCTGTAGTCTTTCAGAATGGGTGACGGGGCAATGCCTATTCCCGACAAGGAAAACTTGCCACCGATAACATCATTCAGACAATCCACGTCCCTGTCTATCTTATCCTGCGTGACTTTCGCGTACCGCTGCGTGGTGGCGATATGCCGATGCCCCATGATTTTGCTGACGGTTTCTATCGGAATTCCCTGTGACAGGCAGATGACACTTCCGAAGGTATGCCTCGCCTGATGAAATGAGATTGGACGGTTGATACCGCACATAACGGCCATCTTTTTCAGATGTCTGTTCATGCTCTCCTTGGTCAGCATCGGAAGCAGTTTCCCGTTGCTGTCCATACCCTTATACTTTTCGATGATGCTCAACGGTATCTCCATCAGCCGCACACATTCGGGGGTGCCCGTCTTTTGCCTTTCCGTATGAATCCACATGCTGCTGTCTTCCGCTTTCACCAGATTGGCGGCTGTCAGGTTTCTCATATCGCAGTAGCAGATACCCGTCCAGCACGAGAACAGGAACATATCCCTCGTGAAATTGCGGTTGGGAGTGTCATAGGTCGTATTTGCAAATTTGTCAAGCTCGTCTTCCGTCAGATACATCTGTTTGAAAACGGGTTTCTGCGGGGCATAGCCCTTGAACGGGCTGAAGGGGATGATGCCTCGGAACACGGCAAGCATCATCACGCTTTTCAGTCGGTTGATATGTCCGAGAATGGTTTTGGGCATGAAACGCCTTGCCGTGCGCATATACATATCAAACGCCTCAATGAAATTTTCATCCAACTGTTTGACTGGCATATCTGAAACATGGTATTTTTCTTTCAGGAACGCGCTGAGTATCCGGCAAGTGTTCCGGTACTGGTAAAATGTGCTTGCCGCCCTGTTCACTCCCACACGCATGGCATAGTCGCTGTTATGCTCCGCATAGAGTTTCATGATGGTGTCCTGTGTCTCAGCCAAACCTTGAAACACGTTCCTGACTTCCTCCGCAGTCACGACATCTTTGATGTCGATAAGCTCGTTGAACCGCTTCTGCAACAACAGCAGCATCCGTTCAATCTCCCTGTTTGCCATTGTCGCCGCTTTGCTTTTGCCAGTACAGCGTTGGGCTGTGGCATTCCACAACTGCACATTGATTTTGAACTTGCACGCGAATTGTGCGATGGAATTGACCTTCCCCTTGACGGATATTCTGCCCATGAGTGGAGAGAATCCATCCTTGTCCTGTTCGCTGCGCTTGATGTAGAGCAGCACCTTCATTTCTGTTTTCATGCGTTACTTTTTTTGATTGCAATATTACTCATACTTCGCCTGTTGAACTGTATGAGAATCAGGCAGAACGGCGCAATCAAAACCGGATGGGATAAATCTGCCGGAAATGAAGATGTTTCCTATATGGAAAGCCCTCTTTACTGACAGTTTACTCCCTGATTGACTGCATCTAAATGAAATGAAAACAGGTAATGACTTGGTAGCTGAACAGGTTCATTATTCCACCCGTTTTTGCAGTTTGCCTAATTGTGCAAAACAATGCAATATTGTTGTATTACAACGCATTGCCTTTTGATTGCTGTATTTCTCTATTGGTTGCATTGATAGTTTTCTATCGCTTCACCGGACTTGCCTATATAGATGTAGCCGGGCTTACGCAAGACAATATCCGCAAGTCCTTTGACGGCAACCTTTGGATAATGACAAAGCGGCAAAAGACCAATACGGACGTGAATGTTCCCTTGCTGGATATTCCCAAGATGATTTTGAAGAAGTACAAGGGCAAATTACCGAACGGCAAGATACTTCCCATTATCAGCAATCAGAAGCTAAATGCGTACTTGAAAGAGATTGCCGATGTATGCGGGATTAAAAAGAACTTGACATTTCACCTCGCCCGCCATACTTTTGCAACTACTATTACTTTAAATCATATTTATCTGTAATACAGATTATTACAAGTCGTATTTTTGAAAAGGGTAACGGTTTAGCAACGTGCAATCTACCTTTATTTACTTGATATTGCAGAATTTCAAAAATCTCACTACAAAAATAGTTATTTTCTTTTAATTATGAAATATAACTTATTGTATCTTTAGACTTTCTCGTAATTTTGTTATAGCAAATTAGAAACTATGTCCGAAAGTATTCCACAGTTCTATAAAAGAATCCAGCGTTGTGACCCTCAACTGGGTACAACCTACTCTAAGGAGAAACCATATTTCAATGTTCTCTCCCGACAATGTAATTTTGGGACAGTACAATTCAGTTACAGAGATTTTTATAAAGTCACATTGATTATTGGTGTGGGAAAACTATATTATGCAGATAAATGGATTTTAGTAAATCGTCCTGCAATGTTATTTTCTAATCCTTTAGTCCCTTATGCTTGGGAATCAATCAGTGAAGAACAGAAAGGAATGTTTTGTATATTTATTTAATGAGCAATTTGTACAGTCAGAAGAAAAAAATAGTTCTTTGGCTAATAGTCCATTGTTCAAAGTAACGGCAGATAAAGTTTTTTTCTTGGATGATACACAAATTACCAAAGTTTTGGATATATATACCAAAATGCAGGAAGAAAACCAGTCAGACTATGCAAACAAACATGATATTTTACGTTGTTATCTTCATTTATTGATACATACAGCTTTAAAAATGCAGGCGTCAAATAAATATGAATCACATCCGAATGCTTCGCAACGTATTACCGAATTATTCATAGAATTATTGGATAGGCAATTTCCCGTTGATTATCCACATTCAGTATTAAGTTTGCGTACTCCTGCCGATTATGCAAACCGTTTGTCTATACACGTTAATCATTTAAATAAAGTGGTAAAAGATACTACTGGAAAAACTACCTCTACAATGATTGCGGAAAGAATAATTAAAGAATGTACCCAGTATTTATTACATAGTAATCTTTCTATTTCAGAAATTGCTTATAGCTTGGGATTTGAAAACATAGCCTATTTCAGTAAATTCTATCGTAAGCACACTGGAAAATCGCCAAGCGAAATTAGAGAGCAACAATTATTTGATTTGTGCAAATGATGCTTTGAATAGTGTTAATCAGCCATATTTCCATTACCTAATTTTGTACCGACTAAAAAATATAAATAATGAAGTACAGAAAATTAGGCAAAACGGAAGTAAACCTTTCCGCTATCGGATTGGGTTGTATGGGAATGAGTGCTGCGTATGGAGTAGCCGATGAAAAAGAAAGTATTAAAACATTGTATCGTGCTTTAGAACTTGGCATTAATTTTTGGGATACTGCGGATGTATATGGCAATGGTGCTAATGAAGAATTGCTATCCAAAGTATTGGCAGAAAAAAGAAATCAGATTTTTATTGCAACAAAATTTGGTTTTCGCTTACGTAATAGTCAAGGTAGCGTGTTCGCTGGTGGTGAAAGTTATGTGGATGCTTCTCCAAGATATGTAAAACAAGCTGTAGAAAACAGTTTGAAAAGATTAAATATCGAAACTATAGACTTGTATTATGCGCATCGGATTGACCCCACAACACCAATCGAAGAAACAGTTGAAGCTATGGCAGAGTTAGTAAAAGAGGGTAAAGTACGCTATTTGGGACTAAGCGAATGTTCTTCCGAATCATTGAAAAGAGCTTGTAATGTTCATCCTATATCTGCGGTTGAAAGTGAATATTCTTTATTAACACATGATGTCGAAAAAGAGATTCTGCCATTGACGAAAGAATTAGGTGTAACTTTAGTTCCATTTTCACCGTTAGGCAGAGGTTTAGTAACAAATACTATCAACGTAAATACATTGGAAGAACATGATTTCCGCAAGCATTTGCCACGTTATAACGGTAAATATTGGGAAAATAATCAAAAACTGGCTACCGAAATTGCAGAAATAGCAGAAAGCAAAGGAATAACCCCAGCTCAACTTGCTTTAGCTTGGATATTGGCACAAAGTGAAAATATAATTCCTATTCCGGGAACTAAACATATTAAGTATTTAGAAGAAAATGCAAAAGCGGTAGATGTAAATCTATCAATGGAAGATGTTTCTAATATACAACTGCTTTTAAAAAAATATCCTAATATTGGCAACAGATATAATGAATATGATTTTCAGTTTGTAAATAAGTAACTTATTAAAAAAGGAAGTTCTACCACGTTGGTAGGACTTCTTTCTATAATTCCCATAATGAATAATTTGTTGGAACAGAGATTCTTCCGATTATTATCGGAATACTCACAGCGTAAAGTTTCTGTGACAGAGTTTACAGAAGCTATTGAAGAACTGGCTACCCATTTAGCCGATTTTAGTGTCAACGAACAGGATTACAGCGTTTTATTACGTTATTTTTCTTTTGGCTTGCATCGTCTTAAATCGTATCGTGTATGGTTTGAGCAAGAAAAAAATACCCTATTTGCATTTGATTGATGAAGCAATAGAACTAATCAAAACAGAAGTACGCATAGTGAATTTGCGTATCAAATACCCTGAACAGTTCCAGCAACACGCAAATAAGATATTCCTTTCCCCTCTCCATTTAGCAGACAAGACAAGCCTTATCAATATCATGGAAATTGTCAGCGGTTTATTTCTTTCTAAACGCATAATTTATCAGAATGGAAAAACTGTTCACCTGACGGGCTTAGGCAAAGCCTTTGAATGGCTCTTTAACATCAAATTAGGTGATTATCACCAAAAGTACATGGATGTCATCAAGCGAAAGCCAGCCAAACTAACGGAGTTTCTGAATGAACTGGCAAACCTTATTCACAAAGAACACGAAAATAAAGGGTATAGATAATCAATAACTTAGCATTAATTTATACGGGGTAGCGTATGCTACCCTGTAATTTGTTTGCTTTCCTTTTCCGAACTTTGCTTCATCAATCGATTGGTAATCATTTATGTATAACCTGAAAAATGAAGCAAATTATGTATGTAGATAATTACGAGTTCAAAGACTGGATGCAAAAGCTACTTGATAAACTGGATGAAGTAGGCAAAGATGTAAAGAGTTTGCAGACCAACCCCGAAGTAATGCCGGGTGATAAACTTTTGGATAATCAGGATTTATGCCTGTTGTTCAAAGTCAGTACCCGGACATTACAAAGATTGAGAAGCAAGAAACTGCTACCCTTTATGATGATTAGTGGAAAAGCCTATTACAGGGCTTCGGATGTGCGTGAGTTCATAAAGGAACGGTTCGATGTGGGTACGCTCCGTAAGTTTGAGAAAGAACACGGAGCAAATAAGTAACACTGAAAAATATCCCGAAGCTGTACACGTGGCAGCTTCGGGATATTTTTCTTTTGGCAAGTCCGTATTCACTTCTATACCGATATTATTCCCTCTTCCTTATAAGATGCTTCAAACTGTTTGGTAAGCGCAATAATCTGCTGGTTCGTCTTTACCAGTTCCAGAGTATATTGTTCCAGTTTATAAAGCAGGGCAAGTGCTTTCTTTTCTGCAAAGTTGGAATGAAGTTCTTTCACTACCTGATTATAGTTATTGCCTATGCTCCTGAATTGGGTGAATAACTGCGAGAGCTGAATATAATAATCAACCTTACTTTTATCAATCCTAAGCACTTTAAACGACTTCCCGAAAATACAGTTCTTAATGAAATGTGCCTTTACCTTGTAACCTGACTGGTCGTAAAAAGCTAAGAACTTGGCGTTCTCCACATCGTCCAAATTCAGGGAATAACGGTGCGTTCGTGGGTCAAGTTTAGGCTTGCGCCCACCTTTGCTAAATAGCTTCTTTTTCTGTTCCATAATTATAATTATTTACTGGTTTTACGACTTCGGAGTAAAACTAACCACCTGCTAAGGTGGCAAGGTTTTGAGGCACAAAAAACGAAGTGCGTGCCTCAAAACACAACTTGCTATGTTCTAATGAACATAAAAATCTTCCCTACGGTCAGATTACCAAAGCAAGCGGTTCGGCTTCCTCCTATGTCTGTTTGTCGGTTACAAAATTACAGACAGCAGTTTGCCCCTGAAAGATGGGCTATTACGCCAAATTGCGACACAAACGGACAAAGTAGCCCCATTTTTAAAAGCATCTGTTTTTGCCCTTTTCTTTGCTGGAAATTGATTGAATGGTGGCGATATATAAAGCAGTCAAATAAGGTTTGAATATGGCTTTAAAACATATTTGAAAGGCGTTTAACGATTTGGCAATACTGTCATGAAACTGGCTTACCATCTTTCAATATTATCAAAAATCAATCAACCTATTTATAAATCATTAAAATCTGAAAGTATGGCAGAAGTAAAACAATCATTACAGAAAACAGCAAGCAAGGAACAGGAAAACTATAAATCTGTGTTCCTTAAAAAACGGTCACTTTGCAACCGTCAAAGCGTGTACATAAGTGGAGAGATACAGAAACGTATCATGCAGATTGTAGGCGTGATTACAAACAAACAGGTAAGCATCGGAAGTTTCATTGATAACGTACTGGAAGAGCATTTGAATACGTACAATGATGTCCTTTCGGCTCTCTATCGGGAAGAAATGCAAAAAGGAATATTCAACCAGCCAAAAGAGAATAAAGAATGAATATAATAATTATTGAAGAACAGACCTTTAAACAGGTATGCAGTCGGTTCGCCAACTTTGCTAATCAGGTGGAACGCATTTGCAGGTTGAACAACCATCAGTCCGATAAATGGTTGTCAGGTCGTGAAGTGTGCGCCCTTCTCGGTATCAGCATCCGAAGTTTGCAGAACTATCGGGACAGTGGTAAACTGTGCTACTCTCAAATCGGGAATAAGCTGTATTATAAATCTGCCGATATTGAGAGACTGGTTGCCGAATGTACGGTAAACCATGTTTCAGAAAAGAAAAACAACTATATACCGACCAACAAATAAGTATCGCCTTATGACAAGAAAACAAGATGTCAATTCAGAAGCAAACCAATCTTTCACCCTCCCGGCTATTGTGGGCACATGGGAAAGTTTAAATCTTCATCCTACGGTAATGATATACCAAAGTAAGAAAAAGTATCTGCTTTCGATGCTCCATGTATCGGATAATGGGCAGGCGCAACCAGCCACTTATGAGATACAAAAGGAGGATAGCCGTTACTTCATCGTTTCAGCCTTTAAACGGCTTTACATCGGCTATGACAAGGTAAAAGACAGCCTTTCCATTTCTTATTATGGCGAGTATTTGCGTAACTGACAAGTGATATATATATATCATTCAAACCAATTATAAATCAATAAAACGATATGGCAATATGGAATTGATAAACGGTAATAATGAGATAATTAAGGATTTCTTTCAGTCGATGGAAAGAATGTTAGATGGTATCGGTAAACTGGCAAAGGAAAGCAGACCGCATTTGAACGGTGAAAAGTTTCTAAGCAACCGGGAAGCATCCAACTATTTGAAAGTAAGCATCCGCACGCTGCAAGAATGGAGAGATACGGGCGTTATCCCGTACATTCAGATAAAAGGCAAAATAATCTACCGTCAAAGCGATATAGAACGGCTTTTGCAGACCTACTACAACAAGGAACGGCAAGAATAACCTACCATCCTTTAAAAAACACATTTTTTCCGAAACTGACTAAGAACATTAACTTTATTAGTGTAGTAGTCCGTCTGTGCAAGCCTTTGGAAGAAAATACAACCCGGAGCGCAGCGCAGGTGTGGAGATTTTCTTTCAAACCCGTAGGGCTTGGGCTTGAACGGACGGAATACGGAGCTTACCTTTGTTAATGTTTTATTCAGATTTGGAAAAAGTACGAAAGCCGGACAATAACCCCAATAGATAAATCTATATTCTATTTCTTTTCAGGAAATATTTGGTTAATTTTCTTCCAGTGGGGAAAGTTCTTGTGTGCCATTTCAGCGGTTATATCACTTTCAATCACTTGGTATTTACCGCTTACTTTGGTAAAGAGTTTCTTCATATCCTCGTTTACTTTCTGATTGGTGATTTTTGCGTATATCTGTGTCGTTTGAATGGAACGGTGTCCCATGAGTTTACTAAGCGTTTCTATCGGAACTCCCTGTGAGATACACGTTTGAGTTGCATATGTATGACGTGCCATGTGATAGGTTAAATTCCGTTCTATACCGCATAATCTGGCTATTTCTTTCAGGTTGATGCAGATATTGGAAAGACTTATCATGTTAAAAATCTTATCCGTTTTCCGTTCGTCCCTGTACTTCTCTATAATCATCAAAGGGATGCTTAACAGTTTGATGCTGCATACCGTCCCCGTCTTTTGGCGTGGTATCTTTATCCATGTGCTGCCGTCCTGCTCCGTTATCAGGTTATCTACCGACAAGGCGCACATATCCGCATAGGACAGACCCGTAAAAGACGAAAAAACAAACCAGTCCCTTGTACGGTAATATCTTTGGGTCGTTATCGGAGTGGTGAGTAACTTTTGAAATTCCTCTTCCGTCAGATGCCTGTACTTTTTCAAAGGCTGTTCCGCCACATAGTTCATGAATGGGTTACGTCTTAGCGTCCCTTGATTGATGGCACGTGTGATTATCTTTTTCAATGCAATCATACGTCCTAAAACGGTGCTTGCCTGCATCCGTTTTTCTACCCTCAAATAGAAATCGAAATCATTTATAAACTTATGTGTCAAACTGATTAACGGCACGTCTTCCGAATTGTATTTCATGCGGATAAAGTTTGAAAGGTGCTTGTACGTCAGCAAATAGGAGTAATAAGTATCATAAACACGGTTCACGCCAATGCGCTTTTCAAATTCGGTGTTATGTTCCCGAAATAGCTGTAGCAGGTTGGATGCCTTTTCACCTACACCGTTCAGGGCGTTTTTTTATCCTTTCGGCTGTTACGTACCCCTCTGTTTCAACTATTCGGGAATAGTGATTTCTTACCTGCTTTTCCAAGCGGTCAAGCGTCCGGTTTATTTCCGTGAGTTCCTTTCTCGCCCGTCCTTTCTTTGTATCCCAATCAGGGGAAGAAAGATTGATTTTCGTACTGAACTGTACGGAGTTAGCATCTACCGTTATACGTCCCAATACCGGACAAGTACCGTCTTTTCTACGTTTGGACGTATTGAGATAAAACAAGACGGCAAAGGTGCTTCTTTTGGCTTTTGTATTCTTTTCCATATTGACAGTTATTTAGAATGATGTATTTATTGCTCCACACCAACCAACCGGAATTTATCCTTTATCCGTTCTTCCAGTTTGTTGGTGTCCTCTGATATTTTGTCATTGCTGATTTTAGCATAAATCTGTGTAGAACGCAAGTCCCTGTGTCCTAACATGCGGCTTACTGTTTCTATCGGTACACCTTGCGACAGGCAAATTTCCGATGCGTAGGTATGTCTTCCTGCATGGAAGATGAGTTTTCGTTTCAGCCCGCATAACTTGGCGATAACTTTCAGGTTCTTGTTCAACCTGCCGCAACTTTGCATTGGCAACAGTTTACCGTCAGGGGCTAATCCCTTGTATTTGTCAAGAATTTGCAGGGGAATTTCCATCAGGGGGATTTCACAAGGCGTTCCGGTTTTCTGCCGGGTGGTTTCTATCCATAGCACGCCATCGGAAGCCTTGACGATATTCTTTTCTGTAAGGTTGCAAATATCCCTGTACGCCAATCCGGTGAAAACAGAAAATAAAAACATGTCACGGGTCAAGTATCTGCATGGATGGTCTAAGGGTGTGGTTATAATCTTATGCAGTTCCTCACGTGTCAGATATTTCTGTTCGGCTTTCGGTCTTTCAGGTGAATAACCGTCAAATGGGTCACGGGTTATAATACCCTCCCCAATGACAAGCTTAATCATTTTACGCAAATGGCGCATGATGCCTAATATTGTGTTTGGTTTTAATTTCAGTTCCACACGCAGATAAAAATCGTATTTCTCGATGAAAGAGAAATCAAGCTGTGTAAATGGAATATCCGACAACTTGCATTTCAGGGACATAAACCGTCTAAGATGGTTCAGGGAGTTTTCATACTGTACCTGTGTGGATAACTCACGGTTCACGCCTACACGTTTCTTAAAATCTTCATTGTGGCGTGCAAAGTACCTGATTAGTGTTTCCTGCTGGGATGCGATACCCTGAAATGCGTTCTTTACCTCGCTTGCGGTAACAGTGTTCTTTGTTTCTTGTAACTTGCGGTAACTGGTATTTACCGCTACATTGATTTTATCCAGTATGGCGTTTACTTCCGATGCGTGTTTGCTCTTGCCTGTAACCCTGCCTGAAACAATATCCCAAAGGGATGCTTTAGCGGTAACTTTTGCACTGAACTGCGCAACTTCTTTTCCGATGGTGATTTTTCCTATAACAGGACACTCACCGTTTTTCTTTTCATCGGTCTTTCTTAAATAGAAATGCACTTTCAAACCTGTTTTCATATCTCTGTTTTTTAAGTTGATAAAATTACATTCAACAGAGTTATTTGAAATGATGCAATACGCTGACAAACAGACCGTTCAAAGGTCTAATAAGGACAGCGAAAAAAGAGAAACAAGCCGATTTGCAGAAGTCCGTCCTACTTCCTTGTTTTTCTGCCTGTTGCCAACCTCTAAAAAGGGTAACGGATAAGCAACGGAACTACTGCCTGAATACGCTCTTTTTTTCTTTTTCAAGGAAAGACAGCTAACGACTACATACGACAAACATACATGATTATCTGCGCTTTACGTCTTATTGCTAATGATTACCTTTTCTGTATATACTTTCGCGACGACCACCACGCTTTCAAAAGGCGTACCCATTGAAACGGTCAGCAAGATGCTGGGACACACGAACATTGAAACGACCCAAATTTACGCCCGCATAACTAACAGTAAGATAGGCAGCGATATGCAGGGACTTGACAAGAAGTTTGTCGGTATCGAAAAGATTTATAAGGAAGTAGCCATGTAATCTTGATTATTGGGAACTGGTCACAAATTGTGACCAGTCCTTACTATTGTTCCAACACTACTTAATCCCCTAAAATATACAATTATGGATTTACAGATTATCCAAAACAAGATTTTTGAAGTCAGAGGTTGCCGGGTGATGCTCGATTATCATTTGGCAGAACTCTACCAAGTGGAAACACGAGCCTTGAAGCAGGCGGTCAAACGCAATATCGAGCGTTTCCCCGGTGATTTTATGTTTGTCCTCACCAAAGAGGAAGCTAACTTACTGTTATCCATAGGGGTGTCACAAAATGTGATACCCCCTGATTACAACTTCGGCGTTGCTATGCCAATGGCTTTTACGGAGCAGGGCGTAGCCATGCTTTCTTCGGTTCTTCGTTCCAAAGTAGCCATAGAGGTAAACATTTCAATCATGCGGGCTTTCGTCCTCATGCGCCAAATGGTAATCGGTTACGAGGAACTGTTAAAGCGCATCGAGGAACTGGAGGTAAGCACCGATGCGCAGTTCAATGAACTGTACCAAGCCCTTACCCAGCTTCTAAGCCAGTCGCAGCAAGAGAAAGAACGCCGTCCGATAGGTTTCGTTACCTATGACCGCTCAGGTAACAAATAGGTAACGATTTCGGTAACGAAATTACACCTAACAAACTATATCCCAATAAAGTATATTCTTCCACCTTGCGGGCAGTCCACCTACTGCCCGCATTTTTTATATCCTTTTCCACTGGCACATTCCCCGGAACGCCAGCCGTGCGTGGCATGGCTGACTGTATTCCGTGAAAAGAGCCATTGGAAACCCGCACAAGCGTATTGCAAGCAAGCTCACAACACCCTTGCCTTTCCCGCCCGCATGGAGTGTTCCCTAAAGGATGAAAGGGAACAGGCACTTTTCCCCTGTTTCCCTACCTGTAAATCTTCCTCATTATGCAGTCCCCCAGCCGGGACAATCGTTTTTATCATTTCAATAGGCAAAGGTAGTTACGTGTTCTTCACGACTTCGCAAGGTCAAGCCGTCCCGGTTCGGCGAAAAAATCTTCCCTGCGACATTCGTTGCGAGGTATTTTTTGCCCGAAACCTTGCAAACTCTAAACACTACCCTTTGAAGCCTATGTGAAACGAAAACGACCGCCCCGACCGGAAGACGCATAAAAAAAAAGTCGGATTTACGGGAAACAGGAAAAAAGTTCAGTGAAACTTCAACTCCCTCACCTCTCAAATCCGCATAAACTTTAAAAAATTACAATCATGGAAGCAACGACATTATCAGAAGCAAGGGTTTATGTAGGCACTTATGCCAAGTATAACAACGGTTCACTGTACGGCGCATGGCTCGACCTGTCGGACTATTCAGACAAGGAAGAATTTTACGAAGCCTGCCGGGAACTGCACGAGGACGAAGAAGATGCGGAATACATGTTTCAGGACTGGGAGAACGTGCCGGAGGGCTTAATCGACGAAAGCTGGATTTCTGAAAACTTCTTTGCCCTGCGTGATGCGGTGGAGGATTTGAGCGACACCGAGCAGGAAGCCTTTTTCGTGTGGTGCAACTATAAAAGCCATGATTTGGGCGAGGAAGATGCGGACGACCTTGTACGGGATTTCCGGGATGAATATCAAGGGGAATATGACGATGAAGAAGATTTCGCCTATGAAATTATAGAAGAATGTTACGACCTGCCGGAGTTCGCAAAGACCTATTTCGATTATGAAAAGTTTGCCCGTGACCTGTTCATGTGCGATTACTGGTTTGATGACGGCTTTGTGTTCCGTGCGGCATAACAACCAATCCGGGCGGGGTGTCAAAGCCCTGCCCGCTTAAAACAACCAAGTTTATAACCATAAAAAAATAAGACATCATGCAGTCACTTAACAAAAACGGGGTAAGCATCACCCAAACACTGGGAGAAGAAAAGTTCGTGAAATGCTGTTTAGGGGCTTTCAGGGGACAAATTTATTATCAATATGACTACCGCCACACGGACGGCGAACTTTTCAGCACGGTAGCCAAAACGCTGGACGAGTGCCGCCGCAGGCGTGACGAATGGGTAGCGAAGAAGAACGGAGTAATAAACAAGTAAATTTTAGGGACATGAAAACGACAGAAGTAAACAAGGAGCTTATCGGCAGGCGTTGCGAGTGTATTTTTACGGGCTTAATGGTAACGGGCGTTATCGAGGACACAGAAGAAAACGAACACACCATAGAGGTAAAAGTCCGTTTCGACCACCCGCACCAGTGGGGCGATGATTTGTATAATGATGTGTGGGCGTGGGGGCGCAAAATAGACGAGTTCGGCACGCTGCACCATTTGCAACTGTTGGAGGACAAACCGGACTTTCAGATAATGACGGTAGTTTTCGGCGAGCCAATCAGCCGGATAGACCGCAGTGTTTTTGAAGATGTGGAAACGTGGGGCGTCTGTTCCCTGCAAGGCTGGGTAAACAGCTATGAAAGTGTCCGGTTTGTAGCCATAGACGACCATACGGCAATCATCACGGGCGAATATAACATGGAGCAGGTAAAGGTGTGGTTAGAGAAATACACGTCCATAAAGAGCCTTAAAACCAGTTGATAGAGGACGGCGGCTGCTTGCCGCCGTTACTTTCTTCCGTGAGCCTGCCAGCGGGTGAAGAAAGTAACAAAGAAGCCTTTCGTTTTCCCTATCATGGAAACAGCCCGCCGATGCTTCCCGGCGGGCTGTCTGCCCGATATTTACGCTTTGCGTATCATTCCATACCCGGTTTCCCAAGAGGATGATAAAAACGAATGTCGCAACTATAAATCCTCATAGTGAATAAATTTTACCCCAAGTATGCACACGGTTTCTTCTTCCTCGGTGTCATATTTCCATGTCCGTTTATTGACAAGCATTTCCGTTTCGCAATCGAACCATACCATTACGGGCGCATCATCTTCTTCGTCCGCCCATTTGAAAACCTGATTGGACGGCGTTTTCCATAATTCAGCACTGTCACGTTCGGAAATACAGTCCTTGTCCACAATGATGATGTCACCTACTGCCGGAACTGTATCTGTTTCCAACGTGGTTTCTATGTACCACGAGATGCCTTCTATATCCAATTCTATTTTTACCATGTCGTTTTATTATTAGGGGGTTATTGTTTCCGTTCCTTCTTCGCTGTTGTCATTATTAAAGTCATTATGCAAAGCTTTGCATAATTCGTTCAATAATGACAATAGAGAGGAGGATAAATAAGACATTTTGCACGAATGTGTTAAGAAAGGTTGGTGAAGACTTCATGACCAACCTTTTTTGAGTATCTTTGCATAAATACAAACGTTATTGTAATAATAACTTGTTAATATAAAAATAATTAGACAATATAATGGCTTCTTTTAAAACGGATGAAAGCTTTTTGGAAAAAATTTCCATTGGAGTAATTGGAACACAACAAGTTTTTTCTGTATTACAGCGACAGGGACACAAGCCTATAGAACTGGAAAGAGGTTCTATGAATTACAAAATATGGAAAAAAATAAAAATAAAACGAATAAGAGTACCGGATATTCTATGTGTTGATAATGGGATTAGAGTAGAGTCTAGAGCCAAAACTAAACTTGAGATTTCTATGTCTCATTCATCTTCTGACCCTGATAGAGGCTGGGATTTTGGCATGAAAGAGACTGATTATGTTGCTATAGTGATTTGTGAGAAAAATGGTAGCGAACCTGTTGATTGGATTGCAGACAATCTCGTTCAGTTTATTTCAATAAAAGCTTTACGAGAAGCAGAAAAAGAACAAAAGGTTATTTTTGTAAAACCTAAAGGTGCAGAAGAAGGTTTTGAAGCTAGAATCAATTGGCCTGCTTGTATCGCTACATCGAAAGGTGAAATAATAGAAATAGATAAAACTATAAAGTATCGAACAGAAGAGGGGCGTATAAAGTGGGTCGGTCTAACAAAAGGCGGGAAACGTTTGTCTCCATTAGTAAAGATTGGTGATAAGGTACAACCAAATCAAATATTAGCATCTGTGGTTAATATTTCTCAAACAATTCCCGATACAATTGTTAATTCTAATTTCTTTTTAGCAAATCTTTCAAGTTTAATTCTTAGTGAACGTTATGCTGCGGCTAAGGCATTGAGTTATTTCAATGAAAAGAAAGTAATTTCTTCCTTATTAAATAAACTGACAGACAAGGATGAACATATTTATGTAAAACTAGAAGTTGCGGCTAGTTTGTGTAGATTAGGTGCGGATGGTTATACATTCATCAGAGAATGTTTGAAAGATACTTATTTACAAAATATTCTAGAAGCTGTCATTGTTCTAGCAGAAATAAAGACGGATACTGCTAACAAAATATTATGTAATGTTTTATTGGATGAATCATTTGACCCTGAGATAAGAGCTGGGGCTGCATGGGGGCTTGGAGAACAACAAAATAAATCTGCATTAACGTCATTAATAGCCAGTTTTAATTCAATCGATAAAAATGTAAAAATTGAAGCTGCAAGAGCATTGGGAAAATTAACTAGTAATTACAGCAATGAAATTTTGTCTGCTTTTAATATAGCAACTCCTAATGAGATGCCTGGGATTGCTTGGGCTTTAACTAAATCAAATTCTATAAATATATACCATTTCTTAGATAATTTAAACAGTCTGGAGGCAAGACAATGGATTTCATATATTATAGGGATGCAAGGAGAGGAAAAGTACATTTCTGAAATAGAAAGACTTAAAAATAAAGACCCTGAGGTTTATTTTGCAGTAACTCTTCTATGGAAAATTACTACAAGTTGGATTAATGGACTTAAAGAATATTAGAAATGTTTGAATCCAAATATTTATATTGTACAAGAAAAGGTAAGGCTATCATTGGAGATTCATTAGAGTTGATGAAAGAATTGCCTGATAATTCTATAAATTTAGTAATAACATCTCCACCATTTGCTCTTTCTAGACCTAAAGAGTATGGAAATAAAAACCAAGAAGAATATATTGATTGGATTCTAAAATTTACTAAAGAGGTGAAGAGAGTTATAACATTAGATGGGAGTTTTGTTATTGATTTAGGTGGGGCTTATCAGAAAGGTATCCCAATTCGTTCGCTATATAATTATCGTCTTTTAATTAGAATGTGCGATGAGCAAGGTTGGAAATTGGCAGAGGAATTTTTTTGGCATAATCCTTCAAAATTACCATCACCAATAGAATGGGTGAATAAGAGAAAAATTAGAGCAAAAGATTCAGTAAATACAGTATGGTGGCTTTCTAAGTCTGATTTTCCAAAATCAGATGTAAAAAAAGTTTTGACAGAGTACTCTGATAGAATGAAAAAGTTGATAGAAGATAGTTCAAAATACTATACTCCTAAAAAACGTCCATCAGGTCATGATATTAGTGAAAGTTTTGGAAATGATAATGGAGGTGCAATTCCTTCTAATTTATTACAAATACCAAATACTGAAAGTAATTCCCAATATCTTAAGTACTGCAAGGATTTAGAAATAAAAGGGCATCCAGCAAGATTCCCTTCAAAATTGCCAGAATTTTTTATTAAATTATTAACCGATGAAAATGATTTGGTTCTTGACATATTTGCAGGTTCAAATACTACAGGTTGGGCTGCTCAACAACTAAATAGAAAATGGTTGGCATTTGAACTAAACCATCAATATTTAGCTGCATCCATCTTTCGATTTATAAACAAAGAAGCAAGAGTTGAAATAAAGGCTCAGTATGACATCCTTCTTTCACAACAAAATGCAAAATTAGATGTAGAGAAAATAATTGCACAACAAGAGTTATTTTAATTATCAAAGTAAGAACCAGAAAACAATTAAATAGCTGTATGTAAGCATTCTATTTTCCGCCTTGACACACATGATTGCGTGACATACCTTTGTGCCGTAACCTTTAACAACAATGATTATGGCAAAAGAAAAAGTAAACTACCAGGAAGTGTATGACCTCTACCAGTTATGCAGCGAGACCAAGGATCTTCGTGAGTTCTGTGCGGATTATGGAGTCAATTACGACAAGTTCATGAATTGGCAGCGTCACCATCTGTGGAGTGAGAAGTTAGGTAAGACTGTTCCGGCTGAACAACCCAAGGTCGCCAAAGTCCAGATAACCGGCAAGCCTTGTAACAGTCCAACCGTTAAGATGGAAGTGAAGCAGCCTGAAGGCGAACCTCCGCTAAGATGGGTAAAGGTGCAGTTGTCTTCAGGAGCCACCCTTTTCCTTAGAAACACCACCGTTCTTGACTTGAGCCTGTTGCTTAATAAAATGATAGGATGA